GATGAAGATATTATTAGTGATGATTTTGAAGGTTTTACAGAAGACATAATGCCTTTCTTAAGAATCTATGTTTCTGCAGGTAGAGAAGATCACGACTTGTTAGAAGTTGATGAGATGGTAGATTTCTTAACAAGTGAAAAAAGAAGCATAAATGACACCATAAAAGATCTAATTGACAAAGGTATGGCAAATGTATACGTTAGCTCTTTTAATAAAACTGTGAAGGTTTTTTAATTATGAAAAAGAAAGATCTCCTTGTAACTAATTTGACACAGGTAGAACTATCAAATCTTTTAGGTGTAACTCAACCACTGGTATCAAAATGGTTCTCTGGAAAGGTAATTCCTAGACCTGAAACTATTATGAAGTTATCAAATGCAACAGGTACACCTTATAAGGAATTAGTAACTTATTTTTATGACAACTATAAGAACCTGGAATGAATACAAAAGAAGATATAAAGATAAAAAACATTTAGACTCTGATTCTGAACATTGGTTGATTAGTAAAGTAAATACTAAAGACAGAGAAAAAGCTTTAGATGAGTTAATCAGATTTAATCTTAATACAGTTCATTATATTGTTAATAAATACAAGTGGTGTAATATTTCTTACGAAGATCTGGTTCAATATGGAGTTTTAGGAATTATAGCTGCAGCTGATAATTTTGATCTTACAAAAAATACTAAGTTTAATACATTTGCATATCATTACATATTAGGCAGAGTTAGAAGAGCATTAGAGTTATATAACAACATTATCAGATTACCTGCTCATATTAATCTTTCAATGGGAAAAATATCTCATTTGGATGCAGAAGAAAATATACCTACAGAAGAACTTCTTAAACTTACAGACGATAGATACAAACTAAATCATCTTGAACAAGCATTAGTTGCTAAAAGACAAAAGATAATTGATCTTGATGAAATATTTGATGTTCCTTCAGAACCTGAAAACAAAGATAGAAAGATTGTTGTCAAAGAGTTCTTAAAAGTATTCTCAGATAGAGAACAAAAAATATTAGAATTAAAATATGGTTTTGAAAGTGGAGTTCTACATACACACAGAGAAATTGATAAAATATTAAATCTTGATTCGGAACAAATTGTTTATCACGCTTTCAAAAGAATTAAAAGAGATTATGATGTTGAATATTTGTTGGATTTACTAAGAGATGAGTAATTTATCAGAGCAGAAACCTGAAGTTATAAATTTATTACTACAAGGTAAATCTATTACGTATATTGCGAAAGAATTAAACTTATCTAAACACTCTGTGTCAAGAATTAAAGATGATTTAATAGCTGGAAAATACGAATCACAGTTGGTTAAGGTCCAAAACAATTTAGGAGAAATAATAGCTGAAAGTTTATCATTACATTTGCAAGCTTTAAATAAAATTGCGATTGTAGCAACTGATGAGAATTATTTATTAAATCAAGATGCAAAATCCATTGGCGAATTACATAAACACATTAGAGACTGGACCTTGGACATTCTTACCGCAGGAAACAACATCAAAAGCGAAACATCTTCTTACATCGAAGCAGAACTCATCGATGAAAACTCAGGAGATGAAAAAAACATATAAAAATAAATACTTGAAGTTTTTATGCGAAACTAGTCCAAGTTCTTATTCATTTGATTATAAACACATTCAATATATTTCAGATGTATTAATGAAAGTTTATCGTGGAGAAATTAAAAGATTAATTGTTAATCTTCCTCCAAGACACGCAAAGTCAGAAACAATTAGTATGAGATTTTCTGCTTTTTGGATGGAAAATAAACCAAATCAAAATGTATTGATTGCTGGATATAATCAAAATATTGGCAGAAGATTTAGTAGAAAAACAAGAAATATTATGCTTGAAAGAACTGGTTTAAATGAAAATCATTGTTCAATCGATGAATGGAGTATTCCTAATAATTCTACTTATTATGTTGGTTCAGTAAATAATGCTAAAACTGGTATTGGATTTGACTTAATTATTTTAGATGACTTAATTAAATCGAGAGAAGAAGCTAATTCAGCTACAAATAGACAAAAACTGCAAGATTTCTACAGTGAGGATCTATATTCTCGATTGGAACCAAATGGTACCATCATCATAGTTCAAACTAGATGGCATCAAGATGATGTGGTAAGTTATGCAATGTCAAAAGAACCAGACTCTTGGACTGTAATTAATCTTCCAAGTTTATGCGAAGATCAAAATACTGATTTACTAGGAAGAAAACTTGATGAGCCTTTATGGGAAGAACGTTTTGATCAGAAAACACTATACGATATTAGGAGTGTACTTGGAGACTATGCCTTTAATGCTCTCTACCAAGGCAGACCATCTTCAAAGGATGGTGATTTCTTTAAGCCAAATAATATTAGTGTTAAGAATATTCCTGAAAATATTGTTAGAAAAGTGCGAGCATATGACACAGCATCTTCTGAAGGAAGAGGAGACTATACAGCTTCAGTTTTATTAGGTGTTGATCAAAATGATCATTACTGGATTTTAGATCTTTGGAGAGCTCAGATTGGAACTAAAGAACGTGATGAAAAGATTTTACAAACAGCAATAAATGATGGCAATGACGTTCCAATAATACTTCCTAACGATCCAGCTGCGGGTAAGAGTATGACATTTTACTGGACAAAATTATTAGCTGGATATAATGTTACTTTTGAAAGACCAACTAAAAGTAAAGAAGAAAGAGCTACTGCATTAAGCGTTCAGATAAATAATGGTAATGTTTCTATGTTGAAAAACATATGGAACTATGATTTAATATCTGAAATGAGAGCTTTTCCATCATCTCGTAATGATGACCAAATTGATGCTCTATCATCTGGTTTTAATAATCTTGTTTTATTCAAACGAAAGAAATGGTTCGCAGTGTAAATGGCAAAACGTGGATATAAAGCTACTGAACCAATATTAAGGTTCAATGAAAAATATATTGTTGATTCTGAAACTGGGTGCTGGCAATGGATAGCTTCAAAAAATGAGCAAGGATATGGTAAGTTTTCAATAACAAGATGCAAATGGGTTCACGCTCATAGATTTGCATATGAATATTATGTAGGTCAAATTAATGATTTATATGTCTTACACAAATGTGATAATCCAGCTTGTTGTAATCCAAATCATTTATTTTTAGGAACTCAAAAAGATAATATGATTGATTGTAAAAACAAAAACAGAAATCATAAACCTATTGGCGAATTATGTGGAAGACATATTTTAAAAGAAAATGAAGTAATAGAAATAAAAAAAAGATTACAAAATTTTAAATATGGTGATTGTTTAAAAATCTCTAAAGAATATGGAGTTGATCCAAGAACTATTTCTAATATCAAATGTGGAATAAATTGGACTCATATTCATATCTCGTAAAATAAAATTAGAATACATCAAGGAATTTAAATACTATGGGGATTTTCTCAAACTTGTTCGGTCGTAAACCAGAAACTAAAGTAACCAGTAATCCAACTACTTTATTACCTCTTCAAACTACGATGAGGACACAAGGTTACCTTACTGGTATTGGTTCTCAAGATCTTTATGCTTATTTATCAAGAAGATTACCTGGTAGTTTAAAAGACTGGACAGCTGTAACCCAAGATCTGATGCTCAACTCCATAGTAGCAATATCTATGGACTATTATATTAGAGCATTCTCTCAAGCTGTTCCTATGGTATTTCAATTATCAGAAAAAGATGATGAATATGAAAAAATACCAGATCATTCAATGCTTGCTCTTCTTGCTAATCCTCAATATGGCTTAGCTCCAACAAGATTCTGGTCTAATCTTATAATTGATTACAAACTTTATGGAAACTGTTATATTAGAAAGATTAGATCATCTACTAAAGGACCTGTTATCGGTCTTCAATATTTACCAGCTCAAAGTATGCAACCATTTGGTGATGGCACTACTGCATTAACAAAATGGAGATATGTAAATGATGGTATTCCTTATGACATTTCATTAGATGACATTATCCATATTGCATATGGCAGAGATCCTTTAGATTATCGTATTGGTAGATCTCCTCTAATGTCTACACTTAGAGAAATAGCAACAGATAACCAAGCTTCTTCAACTGCATATGGTTTGATGAAAAACAGTGGTCTTCCATCACTTCTTGTTAGTCCAGATGTAAACAACGATATTGTAGATGTAAATGATGATGATCTTCGTACTATGAAGAAACGTTTAGAAGATTCATTTACAGGAGATAACAGTGGATCTATTGCTGTTATGTCAAGTCCTTTTAAGGTAGAAAAAGTATCATTCTCTCCTGCAGATATGGCTCTTGATGTTATTAGACATACACCTGAAGAACGTATTACAGCAAGTCTTGGATTAAACTGCCTTGTATTAAATCTTTCTGCTGGATTACAAAACTCTACATATAACAATCTTCAAGAAGCAGAACAATCAGCCTGGAATCAAGGTGTTATTCCACTACTAACTGTATTTGCTGAAAGTATTACTCAATCTTTGTTACCTGAGTTTCCAGAAACAAAAGATGGTGATTTCTTCAAATTCGATTTGCATAAAATCTTAGCATTGCAAGAAGATCAAGATTCATTAATTAAAAGATCAGAAGTACTTTACAAGGCAGGAATTATAGATCGTGCCACTGCTAAAAGACTTATAGGATTTGAAACAGATCCTACTGATGAAATGGTTTATCATCCTGAAGGCACTCCTACTGTTATTCCAACACAACCAGTAAATCCTATGGGAGATGTTAAAAGTTTCAAATTCTATGCTACAAATGCTATGAAAGATGAAGTTAGAAGAGGTTTAGCTTGGAGAGAAGAGTTTGGACGTGGTGGTACTGAAGTTGGTATAGCAAGAGCTAAACAAATATCAGCAAGTGAAAAACTATCAGAAGAAGACGTTCTTGATATGTATGCATTTTTCTCTAGACACGAAGTAGATAAAAAAGCTGAAGGTTTCTCTCCTGGGGAACAAGGATATCCTAGCAATGGACGTATTGCCTGGAGCCTGTGGTCTGGCGATGCTGGATATGAATGGTCTAAAAGAGAACGTGATAAGATAATGAAGGATCGATAAATATGAGCTGGCTAAGCAAGTTATTAAAGAAAAAAACTAATATTCCAGAAGTAAAAATACCTTTTGGTGAAGCTCAAATTTTAAATCAGATCGCTGACAACTTAAACTTTATGAGTACATCTGACCTTGAAAAACTTAGAGACCTTACAATTTTTGTTATTGATAAACGTGAACGTCAAAAGATAATGAAAGACTAATAAAAAAGGGGAGCAAATGCTCCCCTTTTTTATTACTTTGGAAAATATCCAAAAAAACTATATATAAATCTTGTTCCATCATTGTTGAAATCTGGATCATATTTGCTAAATATTATATACTTAGCATTCATCTTACCATTATCTTCAACCTTCCAAACATCTTTTATTTCTAAATTATTCTTGACCATTGCAAGATACAGTTCGTCTAAATACTCACTATCAATATTCTTTGGCAATCTTTTTGGATTGTCTAAACTATAACCATTTACTCTTATCATTATCTATTTCCTTCTTACTCCTATATATTATCACCTTTAAGGTAGTATGCAAGTGGAAAAACTCACATTGACAATATAACCTAAACGGTGTATAATATCTTTGTGAGGTTAACAGTGAAAGAGAAGTATAGGTTCAACTACGAAGAAGTTGATAAATGTTGCAAAGATGAAATGTTGTGGATATTCGATAACTTTGTTGTTGGTATAGGCAAAACAGGTGATCATTTTGTTCTAAATCATTACGGTAAAGATTTTGACAAAACCAACTATGTAAAGGTAGAGTTAGATTATTCTATAGACGATTACGATAGACAATATATGGAGTGGGTTTTTAGTGAAATGGAGCATTGGTACTTATGACAGAACAAGAACATATCCTATCTTGGGTTAATATCTTTAGAGCACTTGGCGAAAAAGAAATGAATATTATATTAACAGCTATAGATATTTACAAAAAGGGAATGAACAATGCTAAATAAGAAATATATTACAAGAACAGACTTGAAGGTAGCTGGTTTTTCCAACCTTGAGTTCACCTTAAATCGTCTTGAAAACAAAGTACATTTAACTGCTGACTATACTATTGATATTGGCAAAGTTAAATACAAGATAAATTTTGAAGTAGAAACACAACTAGAAAGAACATCGCAAAGGAGTATTGAAAAGCTTTGCAGAATGATGTTGGAAAAATTAGTATTGTTTCAAACCTTAAAATCAGGTGAACAAAAGAAATTTGCATTAGAGAATGGATACGTTGTAGCTTAATGTTTGATATAGTACTTGCTTTTGATAAGGATCACGGTTGTCAAAATTGTATGAATCAATACAAAAAGACATTCTTGTTTAAAAGATTCTTAGATTTATCTTTTGTTCCTACCTTTTTTCTTGTGAAAGATATTTGTAAGAAGTTAGATCCTAGTAAATTTGATGTTAATGTTCATATAAGCGAAGAGATGGTTCCTCTTTGTTATGAATGTTTTTACGATAAAAACAACTTAGTAAAAATCAAAAGGTTATTAAATGACAGATATTAATTATGATTGCTACAAAAGTGTTTTACTTGATAATTACATTTTACGAGAAGAAATAAAAGATTTAAAAAAAGAATGTCAATTATGGAAAGATAAATATATCCAAGAAAAGATGGATCACACTACTACCAAATGTAGAGCAGTATTTGCTAAAAAAATATTATCTGGTGAAAGAGATGAAAGAATTTTAGAGCATTTAGATATAACCTTAAATGGGTAATAGTTTTAATTTATCTAATTTATCGTAAAATAATTTATAAGATACTGTTACAAGGATAATTTTATGTTCAATCTTAAAGCAAAACCAGAAGATTTAAAAATGAATGATTACGTTGAGTGGAACGCCAGTGGCGGTAAAGCTCAAGGTAAAGTCGTCGATATTAGAAAAGATGGTGAAGTAAATAGTAACATATCTGATTATACTTTAACTGGTACAGAAGATGATCCTGTCTATGTTATTAAACTAGTACAAAGAGATTCAGAAGGAAATGATATCCTTACAGAACAAACTGTTATCCACAGAGCAGATGCATTGCGTGTTATTCCAGATCCTATCAAAAGTGTTAAAGTATTTCAAGGTTCTAATATTAAAGCTACAGGTCGTGGAATGGTTGAAGGCTATCTTGTTCGTTTTGGGAGTCCTTCAGATACTGACTTGGAGCGTGATTATTTTACCAAGAGCACTGACTTTGGTATGGAATTTCTTGATGGATCTTCTCACAAGTTAGGTTTATATTACAATCACGGTATGGATCCAGTAGTCAAAACTAAAAAGATTGGCTATGGAACTATCAAAATGACTGATAATGGTCTTTGGTATGAAGCTCAATTAGATATGGCTGATGAATATGCCAAAATGATTTATGAACTTGCTAAAAAAGGTAAATTAGGTTTTTCCTCAGGTGCTGCAAGTCATATGGTTGATAGAGAACCTATGGGTAAATCTTATCAGATTAAAAGATGGAATCTTGCAGAAGCGTCATTAACACCACAACCAGCGGAGAGTAGAAATATGGCATCAGTAAAAAGATACTATGATGAGATGGGTAGATTCATTCCTTACACTAGAGAAGAATTATCTCGTATGGATAAAAAAGAATATGATGCCTATATGGGAATGATGTTCGACAAAATGAACACTATGAAGAATGAAGGCTACGATGACGAATACGACGATATTGATGATATGGTCGAAGGTACTATCGCTGTTGGTTCTAGTCCTTCTATGATTGCTGAAACTGTATTTGAAGACTCTAACCTTGATGTTTTCAAGTATGGTATGAAATGTTTGTTAATGAAACTTAAATATGCTATGGTAAGTGTATTAGAATATGGTACTGCAGAAGATGCAGATGCTATTCTTATGAAATTCCATATGTTAGCATTAGATTTGTTTAACAAAATGAAAATGGATAGCATCGACAAAATGATGGTTGATGAATCTGTAATGATGATGGATGAAGCTATGAAGAACATTAAGCCTTCATCTATAAAAGAAGTGGAGAAAATCCTGCGTGATGCTGGAAATATTTCACGAAGTCAATCTAAAAGATTGGCAAATCTGGTTTGGAATGTTCAGCGTGATGTTGAACCATCTCAAGAACCACAAATAAAAACAAATGATGAAGAAGCTGAATTGAGAAAAAGCTTACTCGAAAAGGCTAAATCATTCCATATCTAAAGTACACAGATATAAAAGGAAAAGAAATGAATCTTGAAGAAATCCAAGCCAAGATTAGTGAAAATGCTATCAAGGCTACTGAAATATTGGAGCAAGAAGATAGTGATATCGAAGTTGCTCAAAAAATGATCTCTGAGAATGAAGAATTAGTTAAGAAAGCTAGTATGCTTAAAGCTATTTCTGAAATTCCTACTGCGAATACTGAGGTAAAAAAAGTGTCTGATATAATTATTCCAGGATCTTCATCCTACAAAAACGTTAAAGGATTCTCTCCTGAGACAAGAGCTGACAAAGAAAAGATGGGTTATGCTTTTGGTCAGATGGCTAAAATGGTTGGTCGTAATGACAAGAAAGCTCATCAGTGGTTAGTTGAGAATGGCTATTACACTAAAGGTCAGAATGAAACTACTGATGCAGACGGTGGATATTTAGTTCCACAGATTCTTGCTCGTGAAATTATCTTCCTTCGTGATAAGTATGGTGTTATGAGACAAAATGCTCGTGTTATGGGTATGAGTTCTGATAACTTAAATGTACCTAAAAACAGTGCATCTACTACTGCATACTGGGTAGCTGAAAACACCAACATTACTGCATCACAAATTACCTTCTCTAATGTTCAAATTCTTGCAAAGAAACTTGCAATCCTTACACAGGTATCTTCAGAGTTGAATGAAGACTCCATTGTTGATGTTGGAGCAGCTCTTGCAGAAGATATGGCATATGTAATGGCATATAATGAAGACCTTGCTACCTTCTTAGGTGATGGTACTTCAACTTATGGTGGTATTACTGGTGTTGTTCCACAGATTGCAGCTGTTAACGGTGGTGCTAACGCAGGTTGGATTTACACAGGTGCTGACGTAACTGGTGGTTGGAACGCAACAACTCTTGCTGACCTTCGTAAACTTACTGCTGCTATTCCTGAGTATGCAGACCGTCCAGGTCAGTGTGCGTTCTATATGAACCGTGCATTCTTCCAACAGGTTGTTTGTAATGACCTTGATGCTCTTAGTGGTAACGGTTTCTTTGATCTTACTGCAGCTCCAGGACCTAACCCAACATTGTTCGGTTATCCTGTCATCTATACTCAGGTTCTTTCACAAGATCCAACTCCTGCTGCTGACACTGCTCTTGCATTGTTTGGTAATATGAGTACTGGAGCTATTATGGGTTCAAGACGTGATCTTAGAATTCAAGTATCTGATCAGATTGGATTCATTAGTGATTCCCTTTACTTCAGAGCTACTGAAAGATTTGGATTTAAATATCACGATCTTCCAACAGCATCTGTTTGTGGATCTGTTGCAGTACTTGTTGCTAACAACTAATCCTGGGGAGGATTATAAAGAAGGAGGGGAGAAATCCTCTCCTTTTTTTATGCCTGATGATATAATGACCTATGCCTAAAAAAGAAGACCCGTTAATAAGATTTCATCGTAAATATGAAATTGATTCAGAAACTGGTTGTTGGTTATGGATAGGAAGTTTTTTTAATTCTGGTTATCCAAGATTTAAACTAAATAAAAAAGATTTATATTCTCACAGATTTTCATATGAGACTTTTGTTGGTTCTTTAAATCCAAAACTTGAGATATGTCATTGTTGCAATAATAAAGCTTGTGTAAATCCAAATCATCTACGTCAAGATACAAGCTCTTCAAATAGTATTGATAGAAGTTATGATTTTTCACAAAATGGTCAAAAACTTACATCACAACAAGTAAAAGAAATTAAAATTGAATTACAAAATCCATATAGAGGATTAAATAAAATATTATCAATAAAATATGGAGTAGATTCTTCTACTATAACTGCTATAAAAATAGGTAAATCTTGGTCTCATTTAAAAATCTAATCAATGTCGTAAAATAAATATAGAACATCCAAGGAATTAAAAGTATGCCTCTATCTAGATTACAAGCAATACAGCAATTAAGTGATATGTGTTCAGCGACTTTGTATCCTGAACTTTCAAATAATCAATTAGGCAATCTTATTGATCAACATAAGAAATTTACTACTTGGCTACCTAATACTCCTTATGTTGTTGGACAAATGATAGTACCTACAATTCCTAACGGTAGAGTTTATCAATGCATTGTAGCAGGAACATCAACTACCTCAGAACCAGCATTTCCTTCTATAGGTTATGCAGTTGGTCAATCCTTTTTTAATTATGTAGGTACTCCACCAAACTTTTATGGTTTGACTTTTCAAGATAATGGTTTTATCACACAAGAAGTTTATGATGTTAGAGCAGCTGCAAAACAAGCTTGGTTATTAAAAGCATCTATAGCTGCTAACCTTGCAAACACTTCTGATGGTCAAATGAGAATAGATTTACATACTATTCAAGAAAACTGTTTACAAATGGCAGGGAAGTTTAGGAGCTTCTTTATATTATAATGGGAGTACCTCCTTCACTTTTAAATACCTTGCGTGTAGTGAACGCTAACTATTTTTTAACCAACAAAGTAAATCTTTATCGTCAAGAAGCATTTACTGATGATTATGGTGGTACTTATTCTGAAAGTATTTTAGTAGGTACTTTTCCTGTTAGATTTGTTCATAAAACTTTTAAAGAACAATTAATCGGTGGTGGCATACAAGCTAGAGATGAATATAGTTTTGTATTCGCATTTGATACTCCTGTAGAGTTTCAAGACAAGATAACAATAATTGGAGACAATCATCCTAACCGTTATTTTTTAGTAACAAGTGTTGATGACACTACTTCAGAAGGTATGTTTAACACTGCAAAATGTACGGAAAGTTATAATTAAAGAGAGATATTATGGCAATAGTAACAGCTAATTTACAATGCAACTTAGATTCTACAAATCCTGCATCAAATACTGGAACAGGCAATACTTGGTTTGACTTATCTGCAAATAATCTTGATTTTACAGGTACTGGAACAAGTAGAATATCATTTGCAGGTATAGATTGTTTTGATTTAGGATCTGGTAAATATTTTGATGGTCCTAATAACTTATCATCAGTAATTGATTGGGATGCTGATTGGACTGTAGAGTTATGGATTAATGTAGATGGAAGCCAAGCAAGTACTTATCATACTCCTTGGGGAACTGGTTCAAATACATCAGGAGCTGGTGGATTTAATATTCAAACTAACGTTCCATTAGGAACAAGAGGATATTTCGAATATACTGGCGGTTCTTATGAAATAACTGTATATCCAGCCGCAACAGTTGATATACCAAGAGACTCTACTACTATTCACCAGTTTGTAGTTAGAAAATCTGGAACTACTATACAATTTTTATTAGATGGTGTTCCTTCTTATTCAAGATCTGGTATTACAAATGCAATATCTTTAAATTCTGATGCATTTTATATTGGTTATCACTCATTTTATAGTGCAATGGTTGGTAAAGTAGCAGCCTTAAGAGCTTACGATGTTGCTCTTACAAATGCTGAAGTATTGCAAAATTACTATTCAGGTCCTACTGCAACTGTTATCACAGAGTTTGACTTTTCAGATACAAACTCTTATTCAGGATCAGGTAACACTGTTTATGACATTAGCGGTTTTGGAAATTACGCTTTAATTACTGGAGCAACATTTGCAGGATCTGGAACAAGTAAGTATTTTGAGTTTACAGGTGCAAATGATAATATTTATTCTCCTGTAACATTGCTACCAAATGCATCAAATCCTGTATGGACTGAAAATATTTGGTTTCAAGCTGAACCTGTTTCTGATAGAATTGTTTATTGTTATGGAACAAATCCACCAACTTCAAACTCAGGGACAACAATATTAGCATATGGTTTTTCTGGAATACACGGTGGAAACTTCTTTTATGAAGCTGGTTCTGGAGCAGACAGAATAAACTTAGGATTTGGTGCAACATCTGGTGTTTGGAATAACATTGTTTTGTCAGCATCTGGAACTACTGTTTCTGCATATCTAAATGGAAGTTTTATTGCATCAGGAGCTCAAACTGAAAGTATATTAGTTCCAAAATATATGAATATTTCTGGATTATCACAAGGTGCATCTGCTCCTAGTGGATATATGTTTGATGGAAAAGTTGCAATATTTAGAGTTTACAATTATGCTCAAACAGCTGGAGAAATATCTGCTCAATTTACAATTGATAATGCAAGATTTGCTGGTGGACCTCCTCCACCTTCTCCATATACAGGTCTTGTAGGTGGTAGAACATTCGGTCAAGGCTTTGCAGGATAATAAAAATATAGCATCTTAAGGAATTATAAAAAATGTTTTATGTATTACAAAATGATAGTACTGCAGCAAGAAGGAGAGTTCCTATTCTTCTTACAGATGCTGCTACTGGAACAACAGCTCAATCAGGAGTAGCCTTAACTACTATATTTCCATATGTAAACATTAATGGCGGAGCCTTTATTGGTGGAACAGGTAATCTTGGCGAAGCTGATTTTGGTCAATATTACTATGAAATGGAAGTAAATGAGACAGCTACTTTAGGATTAGCTGGTATTCATATTACTGCTGCTGGATGTAGAAATTACGATGCTATAGCTCAAATATCTGCCTTTAATATGTATTCAAATACAGGTTTAGGTCTTACTGCTGGAGATGTTTGGTCTTATGTACTTTCAAATACAGACTCTGCAGAAGTTAACCTTGTTGCTGCTGCAACAGGTGGAGCTGGTATTTCAGCTTATGATGTATGGTCATTTGATTATATTAATCCAGGTGTAGTTATAAACTCTGCTGCTGAAAGACTTGAAGAAACAAGAACAGGAGCAATTAATGCTGATAACAATACAGTAAATATTTATTATCAAGTATGGAACACTGATCTTGCAGGTAGTAATGATCCAAGTGCAGGATTCACTCTTTATCAATTAGGTATTGGAGCTACTGGATTTACTCCTGCAGGTGGTGCTGGTCTTACTGCTGGAGATGTTTCAGATGCAGTGTGGAATTCTCAAGTTGGGGATTACGCTATACCTGGATCATATGGATTTAATATTTTAAGATCAGATAATGCAGGATTTGCTGGTAGTGTAACAGTATGGTCTGGTGCATCATATACTGGTGTAATTGCTGATGCTTATAGAATCGATACAAGTTACGATGCAGCGACTTACTTAAAAAATATACTTACAGGTGTTGGATCTACTATCACTGGAAACATTATTGGAGATCTTTCAGGAAGTGTTGGCAGTGTAACAGCTGATGTAAATGTTTCCACAACATCTATGACTGGTATTGCTAATACAGTATGGTCAACACTTACTGCTCCATACACTGTTCACGGAACTTATGGACATCAAGTTTTACGTTCTGAAAATGCTGCGACAATAGGTGAAGTTACATTACATCAATCTGGTGGAAGTAAAAGAGTTGATGCTGATGTTCACGCATTTGTAAATAATACAGCTTCAGCCACTGCAATGTTAAATATCCTAACTGGTATAGGAGCTTCCATCACTTCAAACATTACTGGAAACCTTAGTGGAAGTGTTGGTAGTGTAACAAATCCTGTATCTGTATCAACAGCTTCTATGACAGGTATTGCAGGAACTGTATGGAATACAGATGTATCTGCATTTACATCTCCTTCTGCTGGATATGATGTTCATAATGGAGCAGGAAGTGCAATATCTGCATATGATGTATGGAATTTTGATCCAACATCAATGACTGTTCCTCAAGCTGGAGCAATCTTAACTGATATTCAAACTGATACTAATCAAATCCAAACTGATATTAGCAACATTCCTAATAACGTATGGGTATCTGATGTTTCAGGTTACACGAATCCAGGAGAAGCTGGATTTGAATTAACTCAAGCAGCATTAGGTGGTGGTGGTGTAACAGCTGGAGATATCTGGACTTATGCATCCAGAACAATTACTGGTGGTATTGCAGATACTGTTACCACTCTTACAGATAGATCAGGTTTTGCTATTACTGGTGGAACAATCACTACTGTATCTGATAAAACTGGTTACTCTCTATCTGGTACTCAGTCTTTCAATCTTACTGGTAATATCACTGGTAGCCTTTCTGGATCTGTTGGATCTGTAACTGGATCTGTAGGTAGTGTAGTATCTGCTGTATCTCTTTCATCTGGTACACAAGCTTCTATTGCTAACAGTGTATGGCTTACAGATGTTTCTTCTTATGTTTCTCCATCTGCTGGTGAAGATCTTGCTACAGCTGCAGTTGGTGGTATTTCACCTGCTGATGTTTGGACTTATGCAACAAGAACAATTACAGGTGGTATTGCAGACACTGTCACTACTTTAACTAATAGAAGTGGATTTGCAATTACTGGTGGAACTATTACCACTGTATCTGACAAAACTGGATATTCATTATCTGGTTCTCAAACATTCAATATGACTGGAAATATTACAGGTAATGTATCTGGAAGTGTAGGAAGTGTATCAGGAGCAGTTGGATCTGTAACTGGTGCTGTTGGATCTGTAACTGGAAATGTTGGTGGAAATATAGTTGGAAGTGTAGCATCTGTTACAAGTCCAGTTTCTATCACTACTGCAGCTATGGGATCAATTGGTTCTACTGTGTGGAATTATATTTTATCAGACACTCAAACAGCAGATGCTAACCTTGTATCTGCAGGTGGTGGAGGTGTAGCAATTACAGCAGGTGATGTCTGGACTTATAATACAAGAACACTTACATCAGGTGCAGGTATTACTGTTATCGGAGCTGTTCAACTGGTAAATGGTCCTTACAGACTTACATCTAACCAAAATAACAGTGACGGTATTCTTGATATCTTACAAAACAGTGTTCAAGAAATCAACCTAAACCTTATAGATGGTAATGGATCTCCTGCAAGTACTGCTGGTTATGCATCAATTATTAATATCTTTGATGTTGCAGGTGCAGCAGTCACTTCTTACACTCCAACAGTAGAATATGCTGATGGTGGAATCCTAACCTTTGAACTTGATACTGATGTAACAGCAACTATTGGTAGATACAACTTGATAGTTGGTTTATCAGGAGCTGGATTCAATGTCAAATATGGACCATTACAAATCTTGGTGAGACCTCTCTAATGGTATCTGCTAAAGTTGAACTTAAAATAAATGAAGCAATGATAAGAGCATTATTTGATGATGCTGATAAAGTTATCAATGATTCAGCAGATAGTTTAGCTAAAGAAATGAAAAGAAGAATAAAAACTGGAGCAAAAAGTGGAAAGCAGTATGGTAATCATACTGCTTCTGCTCCTGGTCAATCTCCTGCTAACTGGACTGGTGATCTTGTAAATTCAATATCTGTTGAAGATAAAGGAAAAACAAGTGAAGTTATAATAGATTCACCATATGCAGAGTTTTTGGAACTTGGTACTTCTAAAATGAGACCAAGACCTTTCATTCTTCCATCAATACAAAAAATCAAAAAACAGTTAGCTGAAAAACTAAAGAGGACAAGATAATGTCATTTGAACCACTTATAATTCAAAAATGGATATTTGACACTCTTGTTGGAGATCTAACACTGCAAACATTGTTAGCTAATCCTACAGCTCCAAATTATCAAAGAGGAATTTACAGTGAAATAGCACCTGAAAAGGATCCAGTTTCACAAAAAGTACCACAACTTCCTTACGTTGTATTCTCTCGTTCAGGCAGTGATATTACTGATGAATTTGCATTGTGTGGGAGTAGATATCAAACTATTCCTGTTTATCGTATTACAGTTTGGGATAATAGTAATGGAACTATAAGTTATCAGCCTCTTTATAATATCATAAATCGTGTTGATACTTTATTGTCTGGACAAACTGTTACTGTTTCTGGTGTAACTTTTTATAGCCAGAGATTTGATACTGATCAGCCATACGAGATTGCAGGAGATGGCAGAGTCGATTACGGATTAACTCTACTATATAGATTTAATACTATAATATAAAAGGAAAATAATTATGCCACAACCAGTTTTAGTTTCAGAAGCTCTTGTTGAAATCAGTTTTGGTGCTGATTCACAATCAGTTGGTGGAGCAGGAAGTATTCCTGCAGGTCCTACTCTTAATTACGAATGCCAAGCAAGATCTGTTAGAGCAACAGTTACTGCACGTCAACAAGATCTTACCACACTTTGTTCAACCACTGAAGCAACCTTCACTACAGGTCTTACAGGTTCTCTTGAAATAGAATTGTATATCGATGATACTACAGGTCCTATTTTTGCATATAAAACAGGCTTCTTATGCAAAGTAAAGATTACTCCAGGTGGTGGTGGTTCTACTCTTACTTACCAAGGTCTTGTAACTGATAGTTCAGTAACGTATACTCCTGGTGAAGTTGAAATGGAAACAGCTACGCTCAAACTCGGTGCATTCGGATTTACAGAAGTTTATAATTAGTAAGGAAAAATATGATTAAAGGTCTCTCTAAGATTAAAAAAGTTAGTCTTCGTCCATCTATTAAAATTGATTTAAGTGATTATGCTGAAGAAGAATGTTTTGTAGAATTGTCTGAACCAACAGCAGCAGCTTTGTTTCCAGATACTGCAACATTGCAAAGTCTTAAAATCAAGTTTCCAACATTTCCAGAAGCAATGATTTATCAAATTGTTCTTATGGGTAAATGTTATGTTACACAGAAGGATGATCCTGATTCAATTAATCCTATGATTGACTTTGCTAATATAGCTAAAAGCAATAAAGATTGTTTTTATTATATCCTTACTGAGTTCTTGAATGCATATCCAACTGCAGATTTTGATAGTAGAGTAACAGAAGCAAAAAACGGTTAATCGGATGTTCTCCGCAAGTACTTTATTATTGTGTAAGGTATTTAAAGAGGCATCCGAGTGAAACCGACCTAACTCTTCATCAAATAGCAGAAGTAGCATATGTAGCAAGAGAAATTGAAAAGGCAGAAGCTGAACAGGCTAATGCTATTTTAAAAGCATTATTAGGAAGTAGACTATGACATTTGCAGAATTAGTCATCAAGTTCTCAGCAACTGGTGATGGTCAAACTAAAAATCAAATAAGAGCAATTGAAGTAGAACTTAAGAATGTTTCAAATGCTTCTGTTAATGCTGCTAATAAAATATCACAAAGTTTTCAAAAAATAAGTTCTTCTCGGGGATTATTATTTTTAGAATCTTTTGGTCAAAATGTAAGTAATCAATTTACTCAAGCTGCTGCATCAAGTGTACCATTTGGTAACAATATTCTTGATTTAGTTCAGTCATTTGCTTTATTAACATTATCAGCTGAAAATGTCCAAAAAGGCATAGTAAAAATAACTGCTTCAAGTATTGCAAAAATGATTAGTCCTGTAAATGCTTTAGCATCAGGATTTGCTAATGCATCTAATAAATTAGCTACATATCTTCAATACGATACTGAATTTGGCAAAATGGATCCTGGTGATATGAATAAATTTCAATATAAGATTTTTTCATCAGTCCAAGGATTAGAAGATTTATCAGATAAAACTAAAAAACTTTCTGATAATTTAAAAACGTTCATTTCAGGCGTTGGTGTTGAAGGATCTGCAATAGAAAACTTTGCTGCTAAACTAACAGTATTAGGTAGTAGATTTTTAAGTATTACTGGATTTATTGCTGGTGTTGTTGCAGCAATGGCAATTCTTACTGCTGCAACAGTAGCTATGAACCTTGCTATTGCTAAATCAACAGTACAAGCTGCATTTAACTTTGAACAACTACAAGCAAGATTATCAGCCTTAAAAGGTCCAGCAAAAGCTAATGATATTTTGGAGTTTGTAAGAAGATTAGCTGAACCATCTAACTTTACTACAGAACAGTTATCAAACTCTGCTGTTCAACTTGAGGCATTTGGCTTAAATGCTAAACGTATTCTTCCTATCATTGCTCAATTAGGTATGGCATTTGGAGCTGATGAAGAAAAATTAAGATTACTTACAGATATGTTTGGAAGATTAAGTCAAGGTCAACTTCCAGATGTTCAAGTAATGGCTCAATTTGGTCTTTCTAAATCTAAATTGATGAAAGAAGGAATTAAGTTTGATGCTCAAGGATCATTACTATCTTCCACAAGAGAAGTAATGGTAGCTATGGAAAAGATTATCAATAGAGATTATGGAAAAATCTTTGAACAAATGGCTAATACTGGCAATGCTAAACTTGCATCTCTTACTGACGTATTTGAAAGATTAAAAATACAAGTTGGTAATCAGTTAGCTGATACTGCTAAAGTTGCTATATCAAGTTTTGCAAATATATTAGGAGCTCTTGAAAGATCAGGAGTTCTTGAACAAGCTGCTAAAACAATGTTATATCCTTTTGAAGCCTTAGGAAAAGTATTAGGTTTGAATGGTGGAACTGGTGTATTCTCAAATGCTCAAATGGCAATGGCAAGTTTTACTGGAGCTTTAATTGCTGGATTTGAAGAATTAAATATACAAACATCTTTATTCGTAACTCAACTTGGTAGAATATTTGAATTATTAGTAAATCCACAAGGACTTACTGGTATGGCATATCTTGATAATGTTGGTAAGTTGATAAAAGATATTGGCAAAGGTATTAGTGGTCAAATAGCTCCATCAAGAATGGCAAACAGAGGTACTGATATTGCTATGGCATTATTAGGAGAGTTACAAAATGCTCCAACAACTGATATTAGTAAACTCTTAGATGAATCTAAAAAAACTGATTTTGGTAAGCTTGAAGATTTATTAAAAAATGATAAACTTAAACAAGTAAAAACATTAGAGAAAATAGAACAAAATACTAAAACTCAAAACGAATTAACATTAAGAAATATGACTTATGGTGGTGGAGAATTAGCTGCTCAAGGTATATCTGCTGTTCAAATGGGTGGATTTAGAAGTGTATCAAGTCCACAAATAAATGCAAGTAATGATATTGTTCGTGGAGTAGAAAAGATTGTCAGAGGTTATTCTAATTCTAATAATCTCAACTTTAGTTTTAGGAGATCTTAATGGCTCTTCCATCCGGTTTAGAAACACTTGATTTAAAAGTTTATGTTGATTATCCACAAGAGCGTAAGAACCGATTAGGTCCTTACGTTTTTGCAACTGATGGAACACAAGTAGACTCTGGAACAAGAGATAATTGTATTATTGATCCTTGTACTCTTTCAGTATTTGGTAAACCACTTCCAATGACTGCGGAATGGAATGATGCAACAACTCCTTGTACTGGCAACTATGCAAGATTTCAAATAGCTGACTTTACTTTTACTGGTACAGGTGGATCTGCTAACTGGACTATAAATGATTACAAGAAAACAGGTAATACATATATAGTTTGCAAGTCTAACAGTGATGCAGTTATGTCTCAGGTTATTCAATTAACTGCTGGCGTAAAAAGAAATGAACCATTATTCTTTTCATTCTCAAAATTAGAAAAGAAAAATACTAATGAAGAACCTTTAATTAAACTTTATTGGAGCAATTCTTCTAACAATGACAAAGATATTCAGCTTCATTTCTCATCAGATGGATCTTGTAAGGTTTATCGTGGATATATAGCTTTATCAGGTGTTATTTCAACATCAACATCTTCAGCAACTGTTACTGGTAATGGTACTAAATTCCTTACTGAAGTAGCAGTAAGTACATTAATTTATGATGTTTATGGAAGATTGCTTGGTACTGTATCGGCTATTGCATCAAATACATCTTTAACTTTATCTGCAAATGCTAATAAACAAGTTACTAATGCTCAATATAATAAAAAACAACCAAACAATGTTCAAACTTATTCAAGAACAGAAAGTAATTATTCACAAGGTCGTCCAATATCAACAATTGCAAATCCTAATGATCAATTTAATGATGTTTATATCATACCTTGTAGAGGAAATACTCTTTTAGTATTAACATCTTTTGGACTAAACTTTGCTCATACATTTACTGACTTAAATGTACCAGATCCTCCTGCTAATTTTGGAAATTATGATGATGTTAATGATTCTTCTACGCCAATAATTACACCTTCTGGAAGTTTTAGTATTCAAATATCTCAAGGTAAAGCTTCATTCCAGCTTGCTAAATTATATTTTTTATCTAACTGGTCAATAAAATCTCAAAATATAAAAACAGAATCAGCTCCTCCTGCATATCCAACTTTTCTTACTGGTGATATTACGGGTAGTTTAGGATCAACAGCTGTAACTGGAACAGGAACATTATTTAATACAGAGCTTGGTATTGGAGATAAGGTTTATATCTATCCTGATTCACAACAGCCTGATGGATTATTTATTGGTTATGTACAAACAATTACCAACGATACAAGTTTAGATTTATCTGCTGATAGTGAATATACATTTACAGCTAAAACCTTTTCTAAAGACACAGTAAAAACAGGTGATATAACTTTCACTGCTGGTAATGGAGCTATCTCTGGTACTGGTACTTTATTTACTACAGAAGTGAATCCTGATGATGCTTTATATGATAACCTTGGCAACTTTATAGGTGTTGTTGATAGTATTATTAGTGATACAAACCTTACAGTTACACCAGTTCCATCATTCTCAGGAGTATCAGAAACATTTTGGACTAATATAAATCTTTATATAAATAGATTTATAAATGCTCAGTCTGAACCATTTAAATGTTTACCTCCAGTCGCTACTGATCAAGTATTTTTACAATTTTATATTACTGACTTAGCTGGAAACTTAAATCCATTCAACAACTTTACATCTGATGTTGATAGACCTAATTCAGAGTTTAAAATTAAAATATTCCAAACTAATCTTGATGATGCAGATCCTCTTGCATCAACTGATTATGGATATATGTTTTATAGTATTGATGATGTTTACACACTAAGAAATGAAAATACATCAAACTCAACTGCAGATATTACAGCTGCATTAGAAGCTTTTAATATTACAAGATCAGAGCAAGGTGGTTTATCTTTAAGGCTTACTGGAAGAAAACAACTTCTCGAAGATGCTGGTATGGTAAAACCAGACATAACTTCTAATAGATCTATCAAAGTACAATTAGAGCCAAGACCACCAGCATTACTATCTGGTTTAATTAGTTTTAGTGATCCTATATCAGTATTTGGTCTAGACACTCTTTTTACTACTGAACTAAATCCAGGAGATACAATTTACACAAATGATGGAACAGCAATTGGTATTGTTGATTATATCATTGATGATTTTGAACTGGCATTATTAGATAACTTTATTGGTGGAACAGAAGACGATATTGAGTATACAAACCTGCCAAATTACAGTCCTTTAATCTTATTTGAAGGATATCTAATGCCACCTCAAATAAACTATATTTTAGGTGAAAACTACGATAAATATGCATTGTTAGAATACGAAGCTATAGATAAAAACAATCACTTAAATCTTGAATATTATAGTGAAGCTCCAAACTTTGACAATACTGATTTGGAAACTATATTTTCTACTAATATTATTTTTGGTGGATCTGGAAATAATGATCCTAACAAAATAGATTTATATGTATCTCCTACACTGTCAACATATCAAGTATCTCAAAATAGATCTAACTCATCAGGACAATACAATTTTATAGCTAATCTTGGAGATAATGTTGGTGGATTTCTTGAGAAAATAAGAAGTGATTTTGCTCAAAACTTTACCTTTTTTAATAAAGGTACTTGGTATCCATCCTTGTATGGTCAAAGCCAATATTTGCAATATAATCAATTTCAACTGTTAGACCTTGATTATGTTCCAGCTCAACCACCATTTGTGTCTATGTATCTTAATGAACAAACTGCTCAAACTGATGGTGGTATTCCTATATATGATTCTTACAAAAGAACCATCAGAAGTATGAGAAAAACCTATGAGAAACCAGAAGCTAATAGAATATTTATTATTGGTTTAGACAAATCTACTGGTGATAGATTACAACTATTATTAGATGATAATATTTCTCAAAATCCATTACTTGCTCCAGCTTTGAGACCTAATAACTGGCTTGGAGATGTAAATCCTTTTGTTATGATAAATGACAAATTAAATACAAAGACAGATATATCTCAAGCAGCAAATCAATTTTATGCAAAATTAACACCAGGTAGAGAGTTAATAGAATTTACTTGTGATCTTCAAACTTATTTTGACTTTACATCAAGATTTATTCCTAATAACATTACACCTTTAACAGGAACTATAACTACAAGTTCATCTTCAATATCAGTGGCTGGATTTAGTACATTATTTACTACAGAATTAGCTGTTGGTGACACTTTATATGACTATCTTGGAAATAAATTAGGTATTGTTGCTGTTATTAATTCAGACACAAGTTTAGATTTAATTAGTAATGCAGAAATTGGATATCCTTCCGATGTAGTATTTAATAATTTTACTGTTTATAAAAATCAATATGACTATTTAGATATTGGAGATATGATTTATCTAAATGATTTGGAAAGTGGATCTGAAACATATAGAATTATTGATTTCAATTGTGAATCAATACAAGAAACTACAGGATCTGAATATATAAATGTTAGAAGAGCTACATATAGAGCTAAAAAAATAGCTATACCAGCAAATAATCCACCAATTATTGCATATGCATTCAATACTATTCCAGCTGCTAATGAATGGATTGTAACTCAAGGATATGAACTTATCTTTTCAGTAATTGCTCTTGTTGGACAATTTGAAAATGCAATATTCTCATTAGTTGATAATCCTGCAGGTATGGTAATTGATTCTGGAACAGGTGAAATAACTTGGACACCTACATCTGGACAGCAAAATAATATTTATAGTAATATTGGAGTTGTTGTATCAGATGGTACTTCTACAACAACATATAGATTTACTGTGAGAACATATAGTACTTTATAATGCCTACATATAAAGATTTAGATAGAACCAGTACTCAATCGTGTATTATTGCATATGATGTTAAAGCTAAACTTACTGACCAATCATTTGCTATACCACCAGGATATTACGAATTTGAAAGATATGCTGATTTCACGATTGGCGGTCACTTTGGCTGTTCTGCAAGTATTACCACTCAACTTGTTACTACTGGTAGTTTTCCTACACCTCCTCCATTTGGGTTGGCTTGGAGTTGGAGTATTAATGCAATAGTTGTCGTAGATAATGGTCACGGAGTTTCCACAACACAGACATTAGTATTACAATCAGGAACAAACTACGGTCCTTTTGATCCACTTTACACACCTTTTGAAATACACGATGTATCAGTTGCAGGTACATTTAACTTCTCCTGCAATTCTGAGATATTGTATGATATCACAGAAAGTCAGCCTGGTGGAGCATATTTGCATCCACCATATACTGTTTTAAATCAATATGAAAGAAGTTTAGTAGGTGGTACTGCAACTTGTACTGTTGTTTTAAATGGTCAAACAGTTACAGCTACTGGAGCTATATCATCTGCTCAAACAACTAATTATAATTTTGATGCAGATATATTAGCTTGGAGTAGAGGATCTTTAGCAGGTAAAGAACAAGCTATTTTATCTTTGCCACTAATTAACTCAATACAAATACCTAACAATGGATATTTATTTGCTCGTAACTCTGATCAGTTTGTAGAATCAACAGCTACTATCAAAGCAGTTACATTAGGAACAGATGATGCTTTTGGAGATCCTCTTTCAACATCAGCAGAACTCTTATCATCAAATACTCTTGAAAGAAATATCAAAAATAAAGGTTGGGTAAATGCATATAATAACACCTATCCTAATTCTTTAAATGTAGATATCCTAAATTTTGATGGTGGAACAAGAACAGTAACATTCACTGGCTCTTATGATGAAACAGAAACATTTAAGAAATATGATTACAGTTCATCATTAGTACTAGTTAACACTCTTACTGACACTGATACTTTTGATGATATTCCTGCTGGTAATTTTAAGAATACAATTACATCAGCAAGTTTGATAGCTAATGGAGATTATCAATTTAACACCAGAGTTCCATTTAGGGGTTGGTCTTATGCTGGAGCTTCATTATATCACACCAAAGAATTAACATTATCTGGTAGTGGAAATACATATACTTTTAATGATCCAAATCGTATCAATTTTAGCAGTTATAGATATCTTAGAGTAAACGCTCAATCAGGTACTGGAAGTCCAGTATCAGCTGATTTATTTGTTAGATATGGTGGTAATGGTACTGAGATATTACAAGCTCCTTTAACAATACCAGTGACAGCGAGTAATCAAAATGTAGATCTTTGTTTTGCATATGATTTACACGTTTCTCCTACAGACGATATCGTAACACAAGATAATCCTTATCCAAGAGCAAATCCTAATAGTTCTTATGACTGGAGTTCACAAAGATTAATTAACAAAGATCTTTATGGTATTGGTCAAGTTGGACAGGTAAGACTTGATGGTTCCGTCACTGTAAATTCTTTTAAACTATATAGAGATGACAACACAGCAAAAGCAGATTTTATTGCTCCAATTTCAAATGCTGGTCTGGGATTTACTCAGGTATTCACAGGAACTGCAACTACTACATACAATGGCAGAAGATATTGGTCTCAAGATGTTCAAGGTAGAAATGATGAAGAATATGATCTTCTTCAGGTAATTGATGGTGGAACTACTTATGTACCTCAAACTATTGCTGGTTTTGTTGATAATATTACTAACTTAATAGGATATCAAGGTGGTCGTGTACATCTTGGTTGGACTGGTAATTCTTCTACTCCTAATGATAGCTCTTCTAATCTTCGTGATGGATACTTGAACGAAGATGGCTATATGAGCTGGTTAATGGGTTTTGGTATGGAATATATTGCTGGTAATCAAAAGTTCGGATTTGATAGGGATTTGAGCCAGGAAACTAATGATTATGATATTTTTGCTCAAACTATTTTTGATGAGCTTAATTGTGATTTTATACCTGATTATTATGATCCATTTGGAATTGAGACACCGGGAGAAACATCATTAATTCTTTATGGATTTAATTGTCAAAGAGGACCAGTTCACGGTCTTGTTCAACTTCAACAGTTAGGACAAACAGTATTCCTTCAAGATGCAGGATTAGCTAATCGTGGATCTTCAGTTACTGATGTAAATGGAAGATATCAAACTGCTACTCCTTTTATGCAAGCTGAAACTGGAAATGATGTATTTTGTGGAATTGCTAGCATAGGTACTACTGCAGTAACAGCTAAAAGAAACAGAGTAGCCT